AGATGTAATCGACGGCTATCTGCGCGGTCGGTATACGGTTCCTTTAACCACCGTACCGAGCCTTATTTCGGATCTTTGCACCAAGCTGGCAGTTTATTTCCTGATACAGCGGTCATTGATAATTACGATGCCTGATAGCGTCAAGGATCAGTATACCACCTGCATAGATCTTTTAAAGGAGATGCAACGCGGTCGAGTAAACGCGTTCGAAGCGGTTTCGGAACCAGCATTCTTCAAGACAAACAAGGAAACTACTGACCAGTTGTTTACCACCAGCCCAACAACAACCAGTCAGATTGATATAGGATCTTATTTAATATAAAGTTATGGGTGAATTTCTATGATGGCAGAATTGCAAAAGGAAATTTTAGATCATTTAAAATCACAGGGCTTGGATGTAAGGGAGATTGGTTTCAAGGACCTGATTACGCAAAAACCTGGAGCATTGAATCTGACCAGACCCTGCGTTAATATTTCGATCAATCAGGCAATTGCCAAAAAGGTAACATTAACCACATATAAATGGATCTGTACCGTTTCTTTGACAATAATTTTCCAGCATCTCCAGGGTGGTTTTCTTGGAGATGCCAAAAGAAAAGAAGGTATTTATAAATTGATAGAGGCCATTTCCGATTACTTGACATTAAGAGATTTCGGTCTGGATTTGGAAAACCCTCTAATGATGGATAGTTTTAGAAACATAACATCATGGGAATTGGCTTCGGCAGGTTATCAGCTTTACGAATTAAAGTTTAGATGTTCATACAATATAAAATATGAGGAGTTACAGGACAGGGATGAGGGAGTTATAACAAGCATATATTCGAAGTATTTCCTGGAACCTCCAGATAGTACTTCGGTGGTCAATACAGACGTTCTGGTAGATAGCACAACAATCTTGACATAAATTTTTCAAAAGGAGAGATACTCTTATGGCAATCCCCTACACTAAAGTTCCAGGCAAATATGTCGATTTCGATCTTCGAAATCTCAAGCCCGGTTTAACTCCGTTAGATGATAAAGTTCTTATCATCGCACAAAGGACTTCAGGTGGAACAGTTCCTGAAAAGACGCCGACAAAAGTATTCAGCGATGCCGATGCCGCTTTGTATTTCGGGTCAGGTTCTATTGCCCACCTTGCAGCCAGGGAAGCCCTCACAGCCAACGCCAACCTGGATCTGACAATCCTCGGTGTGGATAACGCTCCTGGATCAGTCGATGCCACGGGCGGACTTGCCTTTACAACTCTTCCCACGGCCGGTGGAACCTTGCAGGTATATATCGGTGATCAGCTGATTCAGGCATCCTATGCCGGTACGGACACCACGGCGACACTGCTTGCCTCATTGCAGAGTGCTGCATCAATCTATAGTAATGTCATGCCTGTCGATACAACCAACGCCATTACGACTTGGAAGATTACCGCAAAGAATTACGGCACGGTCGGTAACTACATTCCTATCCGTGTGGCGGATAAGAATGGTACCAGCTATGTGACCGTAACTCAAATGGCCTCGGGAGCCACCGACCCAGATGTTGGCAACTATAATACCGCAGGTTCTGTTCTGGCATCTGTCGCTGCCGGTCCTTATACGATCATAATCAACTGTATTCCTAATACGCAAGCTTCTCACGACAGTGCTACTAAGATCAAGACCTGGCTGGACTGGGCCGGTGGATCGATGGAACAGCGTGGAGCCATACAGGTAATTGCAGTGCCCGGTAAAGTGGATACCTATGCCAATACCGAAACTTTTGCAGGTACGGATCTGAACCACTGGCGTACAACCGTCTGTCGTGATGTTTATACGGATTCTACTTCCACAATGGTGGCCAAGACCGAATATTTCAAGCAGGTTTCTGCTTATGGTGCTGTTCTGGCTTCGAATACCGATCCTGCCGAATCTTATGATGGTCTTCCTTTAACTGGTGTGGCTCCAATGTCGATCCCGGAACGCCTCAGCTTCACGATGATGGATGATCTTCTGGACAATGGAGTAACCCCGTTGACCGTTATTTCTGGTGAACAGGTGGCCATTGGAAGGGCTATAACGACCTATATAACCACGGCTGGGGTTGCTGATTATACCCTTCTGGATATAACGACTCCTAGGACCATGGATTACATCAGGACTCAGGTTCGTACACGCCTTACCACGAAGTTCCCGAGGTCAAAAAAGACCGCAAGGATTCTGAAGAGCATCGTGACAGAGACGGTTGATGTCCTGTCCCAGCTCGAGCAGAAGGAGATCGTCCAGAATGTGCAACTGTATAAGGATGGAATAACTTGCGTTAATGATAATTCGGATCCGACTCGTGCGGTCCTTACTATTCCCGCAAACATTGTTCCCGGATTGCATGTTGTGGCAGCTACGATACAGCTGATACTGTAAAAACTTTTTAAAAAGGAGAATATAAAATTATGGCAGACATTTATGTTTCCAGGTGTTCACTCGAAGTCAACGGAGCGAACATTACCGATTTCAAGGCTATTACCGAGAAGGCCCGTACGATGCGTAAAAAGGTGAACCTGATGAATAAATCAGGGTCGGCCAATATCACACAGCGTTACGAGGTTGAGGCTGATTATGTTGTACCGCAGACCGGTTCCATTACTTTCGACGCGGTAGAGGGTGGCACAATTACGGTGGAATACGATAACGGTGATCGTATCAGCTACGGTGGAGCGGCTTGTGCTGAAGTCGGTGACGCAGCCATTGATGGTGAAAATGAGCTTGTCAAGAAGATCCGTTTTATCTGTGAGACCCGAAACAACAATACCGGTGCCACAATAGTACCTGTATAAATCTTATGAATTTGGATTTAAAATCTTTGATTGCAGGGACCGATAATGTAAAGCCGATCAAGTGGCCTGGGACGGATATTACTGTCAATCTCAGGGTACTTAATCAGCAAGACCTACAGGAAGCGTCTTTTGCTACTGAAAAACTTTTTCAGGCGCAGAAGTTGCCTTATAATACCTGGATGTTTGATACATATCAGGGTGAGCAGGAGACGCAGGTCCTTTATCGAGCCCTTCGAAACCCGGAAAACGATCAGCCGTTATGGCCTTCTATTACGGAATTTCGAAAAGCTTTGACTTATGAGACCAAGAAACTACTCTGTCAGGAGTATAAGGCTCATGAGGATAAGTGTTCGCCCAATCCTAATGAGCTGTCAGCTGAAGAGTTTGATAGGCTCACGCAGGATTTAAAAAAAAAGCCAGAGGAGACAGTTGGGGCTTGTACCAGTTTGTCAACTCTGAGAAGGCTTTTGCTTTTTACGGTCTGCCCGCCCGTAAACTCACCTCAGGGCAATGGCTCGCTTTAAGGGCCTATCAGCAGGCACAACCAGATTTACCTGTTTCAGGTCCCGATACAATTTACAACGAAAATACCGTAGGACCAAAAACCTACAAAGTAAGAAGGAATCCTGATGGACCGCAATCTTAATATATCCGCAACATTCACCAACCAGATGGGATCAGGAATAGGTGCCGCATCTAGTATGTTGCACAGCTTCTTTCAATCCAGCATCAAAGCTTCCAGCCTTCTGAACTCTTCCCTGAGAGTTGGCGGAATGGCCATGGCCTCAATTCTTGGAGGAGCCGGAGCCATATTCGCAGGGTTTGCAAAAAGTGGCATGGAATTCGAGAAACAACTGGTCGATATAAAAGTTGCAGGTAATCTGACTACAAAAGAGATGTTGACAATGGGTGATTCCATTAAAGAAGCCTCAGTCACATTCGGGGAAGGGCGTGGAGATATCGCCACATTGACGGAAAATTTTATCAAGACCTCCAGGAATGGCGCTGAAGCAGCCAAGCAGGTTGATTTTTTCTCCATGATGCTCAAGAATTCTAATGTGTCGGCAGAAGAATTGGGTTCTACTTTGGGTGATTTACAGAGGGAATCTGGGGCGACAGGGAAAGATTTTCAGGACATGGTTAAGGGATGGTATTCCGCAACCAAGATGGAAGGTGCGGAAACCGTTTGGGATAAACTATTACCTTCTATACCTGACCTCGTATCAAAATTTAAAGCAGCTAATCCTAAAGCAGATTTTAAAGATATTAATAAATATGTTACTGCATCCATCTTTACAACTGATCCTGAAGCGATGAAGCGTGCATCTGATTATATGACGCCGAGATTAATGAAAGATCCAAGATTATTAAAAGAACTCACGAAATTAGGAATAACTAATGTAAACAAAGCCTCGGTTCTTGGTGTTATGGAAAAAGTAATGACTCAATATAAAACCTCGTCTGAGCGTGGCAAAGCCCTTGGAGACTTGTTTGGAATGAAGACCGCCACATCACTGATGCCCCTACTCGAGCATTGGGCAGAATATCAAGAGCGCCTTAATAAACCCGATACCGCTCGAGCTCAGGCAGATGCCGTGACCAAAGCTGGAACATTGGGAAGTAAGTGGAAATCCTTGACGAATACAATATTCAATCTTGCTTCCCCGTCGATAATGGCTGCAGTTGACAAGATCACAAATATGTTAACACACATGACCCCCGAAGAGATGGAGGCAATGAAAAACGGATTTCAGGCAATATCAGGTTTAATTGTGGCAATAGGTACAGGATTAAGTGCCCTAATAGGAAAATTGGGGGAAGTTTCCGCCTTTTGGGAAACAACGGGATCCGATATATACCGACTATTTCACCCCGAATATGCGGCAGGAGCTCGTGGGCCTACGAAAGTCATAGGAATGATTGATCCTGCTACTGGTAAGGCTGTTCCTGTTGAAACCCCCCGTACGGTTCAGCCGACTGGTCGAACCGCTCAAGGAACCCAGACAGGAATAACTTTGGAAGTTGGTGGGCCGGTATTCAATGTAACAGCAATGTTTCCTGGTCAGCCACCGGTGACGGCCACGCATACGGAAGTACACAGACAGAGTAATATAGGGGCAAAGAAATAATGGACGACCTATTCGATGCAAAACTTTCCTGTACGGCTTCTGGAGTAACGCACGACTACGAACTCCAGATTCTCGACATTACTGATGTCAATACCGCAGCTATTGTCCAGCATCAGTTCATCAATACTGATGGTGGACAGATCGAGCATATGGGAAACCGTCCACGAAACATCACGTTCCGTGCTTATTTCTTCGGGGTACGCAACCAGATCGGGGCCACGATACCTGCCGATTATAACAACCATATCAAACTCCTGGCCGATCTCGGTGACAGCCGCTTAACAGTAAACTGGAAACTTACTCACCCCAAATACGGTATTTTGTCTGGAGGAATTAACTCTTGGACGGTTATCCACGATGATACCCAGGATTATGTGACCATTGACATCGGTTTTATTGTCGACGGGACCACAAATGTCAATACCGAACTCAAAAATAAGTTTGCGCAGAACGAGGCCACACAGATAAACGCCTCTGTAAATGCCAACATCAATGGTCTAAACAAGAATCTCAGGACTCTTGGTTATTCATCGCTTCTTAACAAAGCAATAAACTTCTCCCAGAATCTGAACAATCAGTTGACTTATGTCACTGATGCGGTAAGTAAGTTTACCAACGAAGTAGATACGGTGCTGGATACTTTCGACACATTCATGGAAAATGTTACTGCACCTATAAGTGCTATAGAACGTACCGCTAATTTCGCTTCGGATATACCCTCCAGGATTATCCTGAGTATGCAAGGAGCTTGTAACAGGCTTATACAATCTACGACTGCGGTTACCGACTCTCCATATTTATTTGTAAACAATCTTGTAACAAATATGATCAACCTGAAAAATTCTTTACCGGGAGGGTCTAATTCCAATTTCTGGCAACTCACCTGGTGTTCCCAGAGTTCTGTTAATCTTATCGACCAGACTTTTACAAAAATAAAAGAAGATGTGAATAAAAAAGACCAGAATATCACCACCCAATCTTTTGGTATGGATGGCGTTCTTATCAATACCAAGCCTTTGATACCGATATTGACCACAGACGAATTTGATAAGATGCTTATAGCCACCAGGACTTATGTGAATTCGACCTTGTTACTTGATCGTGAGAATAATTCTTTGAAGAAATTGATTGCAGATCTGACTCAATATGTCAATCAGGTAAGGATCGACAGGCCTTCTATAAAGACAATTTCGGTGTCCGAAATGCCTATACATGTTTTAATGGTTAAACTAAGCAAGCCTTATAACTATGCAGAGGAAGTTTTGAGTCTTAACCCTTGGATTAAGAACCCGAATTACATCACCGGGGATGTGCAGTATGTCGGATAAAGTATCATTCCTGATAAATAATACGGACTTCTCAGACTATTTGAAGAGGTTTGCCGTGTCTTGGGATCTGTTCGGCGGACCTGGAACTTTAAATGTAGAACTTGGGCCTGTTACTAAACAGAACGAAAACGTTCTGCTGTATGATTCATGGTCAAAAGAAACCAAATTCCAATTTAAAGTAAACGACATCAGTATGATGTCAGGCTATGTGGACACAATAAATATTAACAGATCCAAAGGAATGTCCGGGGTTACAATAACCGGCCGAGATCTGTTGGCCATATTGACGGATAATTATGTCATGGTATCTACATCTTATCCACCTCCTGATGTTCAACTGGTCAGTGAGTCTGGAGAGATAAAAGTTAGTAATCAATACTACTCGATAAAAAATATTATCAAGGATATTTTGGAAAAAAACTTATCGACAAATACTATTCAAGGGATCAGTCCGGCAGGACAGCATATCACCAGAAGTATTGCTGGAGACCTGAGCACGCCTTATATAAATATTTTGTACAATAGCGTTGCAGAAAACATTCTCAGGACAGGACCGGGAGTGACCAAGATCAGGGCCAATTATGGCCAGAATTTGTTTGAAGTGATTTCTAATCTGTTGAACCAGAGAGGAATATTCTTATATGCTTTTCCAGGTGGATCTCCCGATGTTGTATTTGCTTTTGGCCTGGATCCGGATACAATGTCCTCTTATAATACTGCGGGATCAGCAGAAGACATGAATGTTGTTAAATTCACGATTAATGATGCAATAAGCAATATAATAGAGGATAGAATGTCCATTGATCTGAAGGAGTTCTATAAACTGGTTCGAGCGGTTGGACAGGCTGGTCAGGAAGAGGATCTGGTCTCATCAAAGGGTGATATAAATCAGGTAAAAGTTCTTGGTAACAAATCCTCGAGCTTGATTTTAGATGTCCTTGATGGGGTTGATCTTAACTATGGTAATTCAGTCCCGATAAGCAAGGCCGAGGTACAGCAGGGTTTTAACGGCCAGACCAAGTTCAGGTCGACCGACATTCGCAATGTGGATGCTCTTACTTGGACCAAAGCTTCCGAATCCGTACAGGATAACATTCAATTCAGGCAGTATCGTGGCTTATTAAATGTTACAGTAAAAGTCCCAGGTCTGACAAGCGGAGGAGTTCCTTATTTCATGAATAGGATTTATGGATATGATAACGGTTACATCAATACGAATATGTATTGTTTCGGTTTGCAGATGGAAGGATCAAAAGATGGTGGTCTGACCACATCCTTAAACTTGTCCTTTCCGTGGAAGAACTTTTTTCAATCGGTGCCTAAATCGATATGAATATTTTCAAATCAATAATGAAATCTATAGTGGAAAAAGGAGCCCAGCGGTTCTTTTATTCCATCGGTCGTGGTGGTGAGAAGATCCTATCCAAGCATATTCAGCATTATGGATTTCGTTCTGTCCCTCCAGAAGGAACTGAACTTGTCAATCTGGAAGACGGAAATCTTTGTTATACGGTGGCAGAAAATGACGGGAATGCTGTAGAGCCCGGGGATGTTTTGAAATTGGAAACTGGTGAAGTAGCAATCTACACCAGTAAAGATAATTTCGTTAATATCGTTCCTGAAGAGAGCGGAAACCTAACTGGAATATATGTAAAATCGGACAGGATTTGCCAGGTATCCGCAACTACGGTTGTAATAGAGGGAAATCCCTATGATTTGACGGCAACTTATCTGGTGAAAGCAAATTACTTAACAGCGTTGGAGACACAACTTGGACTTATAGCAACATCATTAAATACGCTCGGGCAACCTGTAACTCCGTTTGTGCGACCTGCCAACTCCGTAACAACCGTTTTAAAGGCGGAATAAATTTTTATGGATTTTCAGATTAACATGAATCAATCGTATCCGAGAGGATACATGACTTTTGATAAGAATACAGATATTCGAAGCAACATCTATTTGTCAATTATGGTTAATAAAGGCTCGTTTTTTCAGGATCCTGAATTCGGTTCAGAGCTTTACAAGATAAAAAAGATAACCGTATCTAATATTAATCTGGCCGCACAATATGTCAAAGCGGCCCTGGCTTGGCTGATTACCGCAGGTAAAGCAAAATCGATCGATGCTGCAGTAACCAAAGGAGACCAGGTAGGGTTAATGAGTATTGATATACAGGTAGTTCAAGCTGACGGAGTTGAATTATTCTACGAAATGTTTACCGATGTAAGAACCGGAAAATTAATCTGGAAACCCATCATAGAGGAATAAAAATTTTATGGCATCACCATATTTAATTGATTTTGACACACTGCTGGCCGCAATATTAGCCGATTACCAGAACCTGGACCCGTCCCCGGATATTACCAAAGGGTCGCCAGTATTCATTAAAGCCAGCTGTCTGGCATCGGCTATATGGGGTGTATACAGATTTAATGACTGGAACTCCAAGCAACAATTTCCGGATAAGGCGGATACTGAATCCCTGAACCACTGGGGCAGCATCTATGGCCTGCCTAGGATTGCAGGAGAGAGCGATGCCGCCTATTCTTCGAGGATCATCAGCATTATCCAGCAACCAAGCGCTGGCGGTACCGAAAAAGATTACGAAAACTGGGCCCTTGAAGCCACACCCAGCCCGGGGATCCCAGCTAATATAGCTGAAGATTTCCTGCCGACCGCTGTTTCATTAGCGAACAACAATATCGCCTTGGATGGCACCGTGAACAGTCTCGGCTGGGTCCACGACGACCCGATCGAATTTACCTCCACAGGAGCCCTTCCAAGCCCGTTGGCTGAGGGTACCCAGTACTGGGCTATCCGTGAGGACACCACCGCCATAAGCGTTGCCAGCGCGTCTGGTGGCTCGGCAATCGATATAACAGACCAAGGGACGGGCGTACACCAGGTCTACCACGCCGCCCAAACAGACGACCCGAATAATTTTTACAACGACGACGTGGCGGTGACCACGCCCAATTCGACACCTATTGCCACCCAGCCTGGGTATGTGACAATAACGCTGGTTCCGAATGACGAGGCGATACTGAATCCGGCTGATACCTATCACCCAGCGGTGGCTGCCCTGGAATCGGTTACTACCGCCTATATCGAGGCGCGCAGACCAGTGACATCTGGAGTAACGGCGATTGGGGTTGAGGATACAACCACCTATGGTATAGCGCTGTCGTGCAGTCCGATCACGGTTACGGTAACAACGATCCAGAACGATATTTTAACATATGTAAACGGTCTGCGTCCTGGAGCGGTGCTTTACAAGGTTCAACTTGAAGCTATCGCATTGCGCGATGGAGCTCTGAATGCGTCGGTGACGGCACCGACAGGGTGGGACGCCAACGGACGGATAATCCCGGATAGTACAACGGCAATAAGAACGGACAGTGTTTCGATTAATGTTTATTCGGAATAAAATTTATGGCACATAGTCATTACGAAGTTCTGAAAAAATTATTCCCCGTACGGGACATGACAGGGGAGATAGATAACGACCTGTCAATCGAAGGAAAATACCTGGACCTGGCCGATACAACAGCACAGTCCCAGTTAAACCAGTTCTTCCCTGACATGGCAGATGGGTCGGCATTAACCAGTTGGATGGCGTTGACGGACACCACGGACCAGACCTCAGCTTTGTATGTAATGGAGCAACTGAAGAAAGTTGACGGATGGATGTCGCCTAATTATTATGTCTCGTTGTGCTCCAGATATGGGTTGGATGCGACGGTTTATGAAGGGATAGATGATGTTTTTATTCTTGCGGTGTCACCTATAGCGTCGTCTCTGCCACACGCGGTGTATGATACAACTCATCAGTATACCTGGATTGTCGACACGACAGGAACGATAGATTCGACGGTTAAAGGAATTTTGCAGAATAAAATAATAGACCGTGCCCCAGCGTGGACAAAAGTTTCTTTTACTGGATCAATAGCATAAGGAAATGTACATGTACAATCATAATTTTATAAACTTATCTAACCAAGTATTTGGTTATTGGAAAGTATTGAAAAAAGACAAAACAGATAAGTATGGCAATATAGCGTGGATTTGCCAGTGTAAATGTGGTGTGGTGCGGTCTGTACTTTCTAAATCTTTAAGACAAGGTGTTAGCACATCTTGTGGGAAATGTGGGAAAGATAGAGATGATTTATTTGATAAAAAAATAAACAATTTTAAAGTTTTAAACTTTGAGGGAATAAACAATAAACATCATGGTGCTATGTGGAAAATAAAATGTTTGTTGTGTGGAAAAGAGGTAATACGAAGTCAGAGTAATATACGAAATCTAAAAAGTTGTGGGTGTATTAGAAAACTACCTTATGGGGAATCAGCTTTTAATAGCCTATACGGACAATATAAAAGAGCTGCCACTAAAAGAAATTTAAAATTTGAATTAAATGAAAAAACTTTTAGGCTCTTAACTAAAAAAAATTGTTATTATTGCGACAAACCCCCCACAAATGTTTCTAAGGGGCATCGACGGAATAAGAATGGATATGTTTCTGAATATGTATATAACGGTATCGATCGAGTGAACTCCTCAAAAGGGTATGAAAAAAATAATATTGTTACATGTTGTGGCTCCTGTAATCAAATGAAAATGGATTTATCCTTAAAAGAATTTAAACAGAACATTTATAAAATTTATAATAATTTAGATTTGAAAAAGGAGTTTACAAATGAGTAGTACACATTTTTCTGACGGCCAGCAAGTTACCGCGACATTCATGAATACGATTTTTTATAATTCTCATGTCCATGATGGTACGGACGCGGACGGTCACGCATCAAAAATAGATATTACTAGAGACACAACTGGAAATATAGCCTCGGATAGAATCGATTGGGTAACTGATGGGTCTTTTATAGCCCAATTTGCAGATTTACAGTATATAGATGTTACCTGCTATTATAAAATATTTCCGTCAACATTGTCCGGTATGCCAGAATTTGTACAGCTTTATATCCCCGAAACCGGAGGAACTGTAGGGGAGGAAACCATTATATCATCAACCGCCATACCAGCGGCAATTCAACCGTCCCCAGGGAAAACTCTTGAGGCATATTTCAAAACCGATGGTACGGAGGAAATGGCTCGTGTAGTGGTGGGCGGGAGTATAGCTTTCGTCCGTTATGTACCTCCGTGGAAAAATGATACCACAATGTATGAAAATATTTTTACTTATGCGGTATAAAAAAGGAATTCTATGTCATTAATAAATCCTATCCATTATACGGTCTACGACCAGAAGGTTCCGAAGGACAGACTGCCCGAAATCAACATTACCTCGGACAGCATGGCCTGGGGAACGATCGAGATGCAGTTGCCGATCGATGCTTTGGTGTCAACCAGCGCCAAGGTGTGGCAGTTGGCCGTGCCGAGCTATGATCCTTCTCATCTGGATCGGTGGAGCCGTCTACAACCAGAGATGCTGTCGCTTTATCCAAACATACTCGACCATACATCGGTGCTTTTGGATTCTGGTTATTATAAGTTAAGCTGGCATTTTAATCCTTCCGACATGACACCGACTGCCGACTCATCAGGTAATTGTCCGTGTTATTCCGTTGAATTTTTTGTCAATGCCGATACATCAGCATCGTCCGATGTTGCAACGCCGAAGCTTATCATTCTCATTGAGGATCCGATCGCTTTTACAGGGATTACGGGAATACAGGCAACGACAGGTTCCGTCTTCCAGGGCGAAACAGGTGTTCAGGGTATAACGGGGATCATCGGATCGACAGGAGTCCAGGGACCGACTGGAATCCAGGGTCACACAGGACTTGGTGTTCAGGGTTATACCGGATTCTACGGACAAACGGGAATTCAGGGCGAGACGGGAATTCAGGGCCTGACAGGATTCTATGGACAGACAGGACTTCAGGGAGAAACCGGAATTTATGGTGAAACAGGAATACAGGGATTAACCGGATTCTATGGACAGACAGGAATCCAAGGAAAAACAGGTTTAGGTTTACAAGGAGAAACAGGACTTCAAGGTGTACCTGGTATGACGGGTATTCCCGGTGGAGGGACTGGAGTTCAAGGCCCAACTGGATTTTATGGACAAACAGGAATTCAAGGATTGACTGGTTTTTATGGTCAGACAGGAATTCAGGGAGTAACTGGTTTTTATGGACGGACAGGAATACAAGGTCAAACAGGAATACAAGGAACCACAGGGATATCCGGTATAACCGGTTTTTATGGTCAGACTGGCATTCGTGGAATGACGGGAATAGCAAGCTCCGACAATTATGGAGCAGATTGGGTACCTGTCTGGAAAACAGGTCTACCAGTACTTGGCGGGTATGTTTCTGGCCCGCAATCTTTAGCTCTATCCTCCGATGGACGTTATCAATCATTGACACAAGGAATCCCTTACATCGATAGTACATCTACTACCAATGATGTGTGGGCAATGTTTAATTCGTCTGACTATGGACAGACTTGGATATTGGATAATACAGATTGGAGTCCGTGTTCAGTTGCCGTGTCAAGTTCCGGAAATTATCGTGTTAAAGGCGTGCTCCGATACAATAGTGGTAATATGGGATCAATCTGGACATCCTCTGATTCTGGACAGACTTGGACGGAACGTTTTAATCAAATATTGTATTGGCGACCTCAGTGTTTCATCTCCGATTCTGGACAATATCAAATTGCCACCGGAGGAGGTATATCTACTTTACTGTATGAATCAACAAATTTCGGCGTAGACTGGTCGGGAAGGGACAGCAGCAGATACTGGTTACGGGCCGCCATGTCATCCGACGCATCATACCAGTTGGCGTCCGTAGCTTCCACAGGATATTTATATAGGTCGATTAACTCAGGAAATGATTGGTCAACCGTATCATCTTCTTTGCAATGGCAGGATGTTGCAGTATCCGGAACAGGACAGTATCAGGTAGCGACCGCATACAACAACGGAGTTTATACAAGCAGTAATTATGGTCTAACATGGTCGGGACCGAAACCATATCCCACGTCCGAAAACAGAAGAGTTGCGATGTCCAAAAGCGGTCAGCATATTACTGTTGCCGACGATAGATATGTCTACAGATCGTCCGATTACGGCGAATCCTTTGTTTATGCCTATGACAGTTCGGCATCCGTCAGCGGAGTCGCCGAAATAGAAATGTCCGATGGAGGAGGCTTTCAGGTAATTCTTGGCTGGAAGCAGACCTACCCAAGACCGCTCCCAGGATATTTTGGAATAATTATTTCTACTTCACAGATTCAAGGCCAGACAGGAATTCAAGGACCTCAAGGCATTCAGGGTACTCAAGGTATAACTGGATTAAAAGGTCTGACTGGATTCTATGGTCAGACTGGAATTCAGGGAGTAACTGGTTTTTACGGTCGTACCGGAATCCAAGGTACGGGTCAGACAGGACTTCAGGGACAGACTGGAATAAAAGGAACTACCGGACTTCAAGGAATTCAAGGAGAAATTGGAAATCTTGGTCAGACAGGTATTGGTGGTCCCACAGGAGTTCAGGGACAGACAGGACTTTCCGGTGGAGGAACAACGGGACTTCAGGGTACAACAGGTGTTGGATCACCTACGGGAGTTCAGGGACAGACAGGACTTTACGGTGGAGGAACAACAGGTTTGCAAGGACCAACAGGGATTGGATCTCCGACAGGGATTCAGGGACAGACAGGACTTTCCGGTGGAGGAGATACGGGTATTCAAGGTCCAATAGGACCTGCTGGACAAACCGGATTACAAGGACTTCAAGGACCTGGTGGATCGCAGGGTGTGACGGGCATATTCGGCCTGACAGGCGTTCAGGGAGTAACTGGATTTCATGGTCAGACTGGAGTTCAAGGTCTGACAGGGTTTTATGGAAGAACTGGTATCCAGGGCATAACAGGATTCTATGGTCAGACAGGAATTCGTGGCGTAACTGGTTTTTACGGACAGACTGGAGTACAGGGTCTTACAGGTTTTTATGGGCAGACTGGTGTTCAGGGCATAACTGGTTTCTACGGTCAGACAGGTATACAGGGAACGACGGGACCTTCGGGTGGTGGAACGGGTCTTCAGGGACCGACAGGTATTGATGGACAAACGGGAATTCAGGGTCTTACCGGACAAACTGGAATTCAGGGTGTAACCGGTTTCTATGGTCGTACTGGAATTCAGGGCTTGACTGGTTTCTATGGACAGACAGGAATTCGTGGCACGACAGGAATACAAGGAACCACTGGCTTGGTCGGAATAACCGGTCTGCAGGCTTATACTTATTACGAGATAAAACGCAATTCCGATGCCGATACAACAACCGTATTGGATTCGTATCTCGAAGATGGAGGAGGGCCGTATTATCCGTCAAATCGCGGAATATCCAATTCAATTTTAGTTGGTCCTGGAATATGGGCTGGGTATACATCATACCGCACAGGGATGATAAAATTTAATGATATACCAGACATCCCTATAATAGACGCTAAAATATCTGCTTATCTTATCGGCACACAATTACAACAAGGAGTTGATTCTTCCGTCATTGTATATCGTTGCTTGTCGGAATGGAAATCTGACGAAACAGATGCCGAAGGAACATTCGGACCGACATGGGATAATCGGGAATACGAAACAACAACAGCATGGGACAAAACTGGATGTTCGAGCTTGGATGTCGATATAGATTCAACTCCAATGTGTGTCGCCCATGTACAGATGAATGCCAATGATACAAATCCTGGGTATAGGGATTTTCCTTTTACTGATTACGGCGTTTCTTGTATTAAAAGTATGATGTCAGGATCATTGCCTAATTATGGCTTTGCTCTCAAAGATACATCAACAAATAATTATTATGTTTTTTACTCGAGCAATGTAACTGACCCTGCAAAAAGACCAAAGCTTGTACTTAACTATGCTACTCAAGGACCATCTGGTTCCACTGGTATCCAAGGTGAAACAGGAGTGCAGGGAGTAACTGGTCTTGTCGGACAAACTGGAATCCAAGGTATTCAGGGAGAGATCGGAAATCTCGGCTACACTGGAATCCAAGGTGAAACTGGACTAATTGGATCTACTGGCTCGGAAGGACAGACAGGAATCCAGGGATATACAGGACTTGCTTTTGGTGCGACTGGGCTTCAGGGAAATACTGGATTGGTTGGAGAAACAGGTATTCAGGGCGTGACTGGTTTTTACGGTCAAACAGGAATTCAGGGTTTTACAGGTTTCTACGGCCAGACAGGAGTCCAAGGCCTGACAGGATTCTACGGCCAAACAGGATTGCAGGGTTTAACAGGATTCTATGGAGACACCGGAGTCCAGGGTCTGACAGGATTCTATGGACAAACGGGAGTACAAGGACCTCAGGGATCTGGTGGATCACAAGGAGTGACTGGATTCTATGGTCGCACCGGTATTCAGGGACAAACAGGAATTCAGGGTGAAACTGGTTTACAAGGGAATACGGGTCTGCAAGGACAAACTGGTATCGTCAGCTTTTCGACATATGGCGGTGCGACTGGAATTATTGGCGATGTCGTATTGCCTTATCGCGTTTACTTTGGAGACTGGGCGGTTACAATGGATTCATCAGGCACAATCGACTGTAATATTTATAATACACCATATGCAACGCATAATACAGCACCATATCTGATGGGCGTGACTGGCATAGGCATATATGTTGCAGGTGTCAAGGCACAAGGCACTAACTACTGGGGTGGTGTGACAGGTGCTGCTGGCAATGTCGTGCGTGTCGATGTTAAGGGCACGACAGTGCAGAAGTCAGCAAGTTTACATTTAGGATATTACAGGTGGTAGGCGTATGGCTATAGGTTATTTAGGAATGGCTCAGAAAGCTGACGGCTCGTTATGGGCTTGGGGCGATAACTCTGCTGGACAACTAGGGACAGGTAATACCACTAGTTATTCATCACCAGTAGCTGTTATAGGTGGTCATGTTTTTCATAAATTCAGTTTCGGGGCACTTTCCACTGCATTAAACACAGCTTATGCTGCAGGATTAAAAGCCGATGGTTCTGTGTGGACTTGGGGGAGCAATACCTACGGTCAATTAGGAAATAATACACGCACAAATTCTTCATCTCCTGTAGCTGTTGTCGGCAATCATTCATTTGTAGATATTCGTTGTGGTGGTGGAAGTTATATGATTGCCCTTAAAGCGGACGGCTCTATTTGGTCTTGGGGCAACAATACCGCTGGACAACTGGGAACTAACAATACTACCAGTTATTCATCACCAGTCGCGGTTGTTGGTAATCATTCGTTTGTTCAGATTTCCGCTTGCACTACCGCGTCAGGATTAAAAGAGGATGGATCTGTCTGGATTTGGGGAGATGGGAATTACGGATCATTGGGAAATAACACAACTGCCAGCGTATCATCTCCGGTAGCTGTCATTGGTGGTCATGTTTTTACTGGCTTGTTTTCAGGTTTTTATTATAATGGAGGTATTAAATCCACGGGTGCAGTCTGGATGTGGGGTATTAACTCTTTCGGTCGACTTGGAGATAATAGTACAACAACCAGATCATCTCCAGTAGCAGTTGTAGGCAGTCATGCTTTTGGTGAAGTTGATATCAGTTCTCAGGGTTCACTTGCCAGAAAGATTGTTGGAGATACGTGGGCTTGGGGGCAGAATACATACGGGCAGGTAGGAAATAATACTTCTGGCACCAGTTATTCATCTCCAGTGGCTGTAGTTGGAGGCCACCTGTTTGTACAGACGGGAAACTCTTACTGGGCTTCTTATGGATTAAAATCTGACGGGTCTTTATGGGCATGGGGAAGAAACGATTATGGACAACTTGGAACGAACAACAGAACATCATACTCATCGCCAGTTGCGGTTGTCGGTAATCATGCTTTTATAAATTTGTGGGGAGGAGCGGTAGTTCCTGGGCCCACAGAAGATTTTGTAAAAGGTAGTTTTGTCACGACCTGGTGGGGTGGAGATTTTCAATAAAGGATAAGGTTTACTTATGGCAATAATAAATGTATATCCAACGGTTCCGGTTGAACCGATCGATGCCGCTAACGAGCTCTACACCTCGACGCAGATAACGGTACCTGCCGGGCACGCGCACACGCCTGTATCGGCAACGGTCTACCGCGTGGTGCCTCCATCGAGCTCGGTGGCATATTATTCGGAATATGGTTCCGATTTGTATAGCGTCGGGTGTCTTACATACAGCGTTGCCTGGGCCACCTCTACGGTCGGCACCATCACTTGGGAGTTCCTGCCGTCTGCGATACCTCTTTATTCTGTCGAATATGTCGCCGTGACTTTCGATGTTGCCGGAATAAAATTTTCGACTATTGTTCAGGTTATCGATAATCTCACCAACCACACTGGGCCTAAAGGGTCAACAGGGCTTCAGGGACCAACTGGAGTTCAGGGCCCGACAGGGGTTCAGGGTGGGACAGGGGTTCAAGGTTCAACCGGTATTCACGGGCAGACAGGAATTCAGGGCGTAACGGGGTTTTACGGCCAAACAGGCATTCAGGGCCATACAGGGCTCGGCGTACAGGGTTATACGGGGTTCTACGGTCAGACAGGGCTTCAGGGCCTGACTGGCTTCTACGGTCAGACAGGGATCCAGGGGGTTACGGGCTTTCAGGGTATTACTGGTTTTTACGGCCAGACAGGCCTCCAGGGGCTCACAGGATTCTATGGCCAGACTGGTATCCGTGGGCATACAGGGCTCGGCGTACAGGGCTATACAGGGTTCTACGGGCAAACTGGACTGATCGGTTCAACTGGGATTCAGGGACAGACAGGCATTCAGGGCCAGACAGGAATTCGGGGCGTTACTGGACTGGTCGGATCGACTGGGGTTCAGGGTGGAACTGGGATTCAAGGACAGACAGGCGTTCAAGGGGTAACCGGGTTTTACGGACAGACAGGTATTCAGGGTGTTACTGGATTAGTTGGTGGAACTGGGGTTCAGGGACAGACTGGAGTTCAGGGTCTTACTGGTTTTTATGGTCAGACTGGTATTCAAGGTGTGACTGGAATTCGGGGACAGACAGGGGTTAGTGGTCAGACAGGAATCGCGGGAATGACAGGGCTTCCAGGTGTGGGACTCACAGGATTGATAGGAAATACCGGAGTTCAGGGCCAGACAGGAATCGATGGTCGCACAGGAATACAAGGCATAACCGGTTTCTACGGCCAAACTGGAATTCTCGGCCAAACGGGAATTCAGGGACAGACAGGAATCAGTGGTCTGACAGGATTTTATGGCCAGACAGGGATTCAGGGAATAACTGGTTTCTATGGACAGACAGGGATTCAAGGTGGAACAGGACTTCAGGGATCGACTGGTATCAGCGGTCTTACTGGGTTTTACGGACAAACAGGAATACAAGGACTGACTGGGTTTTACGGACAAACAGGAATACAAGGTCTTACGGGATTGGTTGGAGAAACAGGAGTACAAGGTCTTACGGGATTTCATGGACAAACAGGAATACAGGGTCTTACTGGGTTAATTGGACAAACAGGAATACAAGGTCTTACGGTAGTAGGAGAAACCGGAATTCAAGGTTTAACTGGTTTTTATGGACAGACAGGAATACAGGGACAGACAGGACTCGGACCTACAGGAGCAACAGGAATTCAGGGTGGCACTGGACTTATGGGAGGAGGCGGGACCGGAATCCAGGGAATAACCGGATTTTACGGACAGACGGGTATAGAAGGTCTTGGAAATTTTATTGAAACCAATACCTATCCATCCATTGGACAAACTCCTGAATTGATATTTGCAGGTGGTGCTGCTTTTGCCGGTATTACAGGAGCATACGGTAAATTAGTACAAATATCTGCGGGCTCTATGCAGGGAGCAAGAGGACAAACAGGAATTCAAGGAACCACAGGACTTCAAGGTTCCACGGGAGAGACGGGACTCCAAGGCCAGACGGGAATTATTGGTATTCAGGGTGAAACAGGTATTGTTGGAATAACTGGACTTGGATCAAATATTTTCGAATATTGCTGGGATATTATCAATCCAGCGGTAGGCGGTATTCGTGGTCCAAAACTTTACACATCACAAACAGCTGTTCGAATAAGTTCATATGTAGCTTCTACAACAAATGTAATATTCAATATTGAAGACAGAACATCTGCTCCAAATACGACAGGAACAAATATAATGTCAGTTGATCAGACAGCAACAACAACAGGAATTGATGAAATAACATTGTCAGGAGCAACATTGCCAGCCAATAGTTGGTTATATCTTGATATATCAGCTGTCAATGGAACACCTGGTGAATTGTCTGTAACCTTAGCAACAACGGTATAACTGTGGCAACCGATAGTACAACATACACTGTTCCTGGAACCTGGACTTGGACTTGTCCAGCTGGGATAAATACCGTTCAAATAGAGTGTTGGGGAGCTGGTGGAAACGGAGGAGATGAACAATCCGGAGGGGGTGGGGGAGCATACTCTAAAAAAAATTCATTCGCTGTTTCAAGAGGTGTTTCTTATTCAGTAGGGGTTTCAAATACTGCGTGGTCTGGATATACTTGGTTTAATAATATGTCTACTTGTTATGCTCAATCAGGGTATGGTGGTTCGTACCAAGAATCAAATAATAGCAAAGGTGGATCTGATTGTTTAGGAGATACAACCTACATTGGTGGAAATGGAGCAACGGGATCGGGTCCTGATGGTGGAGGAGCCGGAGGAGGAGCTGGAAGTTCTGGAAACGGAGGAAACGCTTCTGGAATGACTGGAGGAGCCGGTGGAAATCCTGATGGAGGAGCCGGTGGAAATGGTGGTGATTTTAATTGGTTATTACCAACCAATGGGTATGCTCCTGGAGGAGGTGGTGGTGGAAATTATGAATATTATAGCACCACTGTCCCAGGGAAACCAGGACAAGTAAAACTGACATGGACTGTCCCAATTAATGTTGTACAAAATGTAATCACTAAAAAAGCGAGCGGGTAAAAATTATGAACTGGCCAATAACTCCTTTGAACGGCGATACGACGACCAACGAATTTGGAACGCAGTTCACCTATGATGATTCCATCGGACCTGGTGCGTGGTTGATCACATCACAAGTGATCACTGGTATCACCGGAATCCAGGGCGGAACGGGGATTCAAGGTATTGGAATCCAGGGAGAAACTGGAATAAGCATTCTTGGCGAAACTGGGATACAAGGTCTGACTGGAATTCAAGTACAAGGAGAAACAGGAATACAGGGATTTACTGGGCTAGCTCTCGGTTCTACAGGATTACAAGGTGTAACTGGATTCTATGGACAGACAGGAATACAGGGAGAGACTGGATTCTATGGACAGACAGGACTTCAAGGTTTGGTTGGAGAAACAGGAATACAAGGAGGACTTGGTTTAACAGGTCTTCAGGGTCTGACTGGATTCTGTGGTCAAACAGGGCTTCAAGGATTAGTCGGAGAAACAGGAATACAAGGACTTGGTTTAACAGGTCTTCAGGGCGTAACAGGATTCTACGGTCAGACAGGGATACAGGGATTAGTCGGAGAGACGGGAATACAAGGGATTAGTTTAACAGGTCTTCAGGGTCTGACTGGATTTTATGGTCAGACGGGAATACAGGGAAGTTATTGGAGATCTATACTAGGCACACCATCCAGAAAATCAAATACGCAATTTACAGTTACCGATACAAACAACGCCGGGCACTATGATTTATTATTATCACGCGGAACCGTGATAAAATGGGAAGATTCTACAGGGATACGCCAAGCGATGTCCAATACCACAGCGTATGCGGATAATGATGCAACCATCAATATTATTGGTGACTTGATGCGGGAATGGGATTTTACTTCTGCGAATTTCTGTTACGCGGTAGAAAAAGCCAGAAACATACAGTTTGGAATACCTGGAGTTGTTGGGGTATTGTCCGATGCTGCTGGAAGATTTAATACTCCATATGCAATAAAAACATTTGGAGTAGATTGCTATGTGTCAACTGCCGGAAGTACTGGGATAACCAGTTTTGATATACGATATGGTTCTCCTCTGGCAAGTCTATTTCTAACGAAGCCTTACATTGCGAGCGGAGTAACATCAGGGACAGGGTTCGCATCCGATAATACAGTTTCTTCAATTGCTGAAAACTCGTCTATGCAGTGTGATGTTCTTCTTTCGAGCCAAACAGCATCCGATGCGTGGCTGACAGTTTTCTTTACACCGGAGAATAATAAATATTTATGAGTTATGGAATGCTAGCTCCACGCATAACAATGGGAGGATATTATCCTCTAAATGGTGATACATCTGTAGCACAAGGGCTTGATATATCCGGTAATAATAGACATATGGATAATACAAGCCAAGTCAACGCATCTATTGTTGGTAAATATAATCAGGGATTACATTGCGGTTCTGTGTTTCTATATAAATTTGCTACGAATTCGGACATGAATATAGCTGATAATATGACTATATCTTTTTGGACAAAAGATATGCAAAACGGATATCCTGTAAATTTAAAACGATCAACAAGTCCAAAAACGCTTTATCGATTAATATATTCCAATAGTAATACTCTGACATTTTATAGAAATACCACTACTGTAGTAGTTACATATACTATACCAGCAACATGGACACACATTGCAATGACTTATGATGGTACAACATTAAAAGCATTTATAAATGGACTATTAAAAGGACAAACTGATACAAGCGGGGAAGGATCTCAATCAACTGATTATTTTTCTTTTATGTGCGATTTAGCTTTAACAAACAAAGGAGCGGTTGGTGATTACGATGAATGTATAGTTGATTCAAGAGCGTGGAGCGAGGCTGAAATAAAAAGATATTATAGTTTGTCGCTTGGTGGTTTTGTTCCAAAAGTCATTAATTAAAAAAAATACTCTGGTCCGATCATCGGATAAGTTTTTCCAATCTCACCAACGCGTTTTCGTTTTTAGCTGACAGGCAGTAATATGCTGGTGAATTACCAGTAATTAATCTGAAGTTCTCAATCGCATTTGTCAATACCATCTTTGCCACCGCCTCCCGTAGTTGTGGTTTTTTATAAGCATCCTTGATCGGATTCTTGGCCCTGAAACGGGCACAAAATAGGCGGTTGGCGTAAAACCGGCAACCGCCCAACCCTTGTGTGTGCTTACAAGCAGGACAGGATTTCATTTCTCCCCTTTTAAGATTTTTTCCGCGTAAGCTGATACGATTTTGTCTTTGTTCATATTACAGAGTAAATCATCCATTGCGAAAAACTTTATCAGCTTGCAAGCTTCTTCTTCGAGTTTTTCAATATGATCGACTGATGCTTGCGACAAATGTTTTCCGCATGATGTTTTTATTCGATTACGGATCGAAGGCTCTGCAATCTGTTTGCTGCTATAAGATGCTAAGACATTCCCAGATGTGTTGCTGATCTTGACTATAACAACAGCACACATGTTCCCCACATCCCAACAACCGAAAAAGGGAAATAGGGGTTGGTACACTTTCGTATGTACAAACCACCTTCCAAAACAAAAATCTGGGTAGCAGTTCTGGATCACAAATCTCCAATCTCCTGGTATAACCCGCGAATTATAACTTGAAACATTTTCTTTCGTCCCACTGCCTTTTATAGTCCGCATCATCGATGCAGTTAAGTGCCGTTATCAGATCCCAAAGATGGTAGGCGGGAAACGGCATGGTTCCTCCTCCCTTTGCAGGTTCGTCCCGCGTATATCGCGGAAGAGCCTCGGACTCTGCCCGCAGCCTTTCGTAGCCGAATTTTTTGATGAATTCTTCAACCTTGGCATGCGCCGTCAATACCCAACCCTGCCATTCGGTTTTCTCGTGCATCAGAGCCCGTCTGGCCTTCGGGACAGGGCCTAGGGCTGCAGATACCGTCACCCTGCCGTCAACGACATCCTTGACCCTCACAGGTGCTGTTTTTGCCACCTGACCAGTGGTTTCGGTGGCGGGAGATGTGGACTTAAAAATCTCCGCCAGCTGAGCTGATATGCCCCACTGTTTAGCTGACCGCCATACGGTCTGTGGTTTGCAACCAGCAGCCTTGGCCAGATCAGCATAGCTATGAGCTGATGCCGACCGCGCTAAATCCAGCAACGCCTGTTTTTTATCCACTCTCACCCCTATACCCGCGATACGGGCAACAATTTATTTCGTTACCCGTTCTTAAGTATTATATATCGTGCCAGCAAGCGGTGATAAAATTTTAGCATCTTTAGACATTTTCTAATATTTCATTCAATTTAATTCTGTCCATCTTCGGATGGACAATGTCGTATTCCTCTTTTTCTTTTTTCCATCGTTCAAACGATTTCGAAAACGAACAACAATCGTTTTCGAAGGCAATCCGTAGATCAAGTTCTTCCTTCAAGCCCTCGCTTTCCCCAGCGTAATATCGTTCGTATGATTCAAGTTTTTCTTCCATATATACTTGTATTTCCATACGGTTCTTTTCAGCTTCTGGTGCAAATTTTTCGGCACAAGTAGGACACAGATATTCTTTGTCAATTGAATTTTTAAGAATGATTATATCAAGAAGTTGCTCTGGAAAAGACTTCCCGCACTTGACACACGAGTGTGAGATGTCTCCTAAATCCCTACCACCCACATTGTTGAAATCGTCTATATAGTTTAGACTATAACATGTTATAAGATATTCAGGCTGTTCAGGCTGTTTTGGTTTTATTTCTGGTATAGTACCCTTTATAATATCAAAACGGCTCATGTTTCTGCTCCTTTCTTATTGTTTTACCCACTCGACGGTTTCTTTGTATAGCTCCCCGTTTTTGTACCACGCTTTATAACCGTTTGGTTTCGTTCTTCTCTCAACAGCGGGTAAATCTCCATCTCTGTGCCTCTTCCCATTGATGCTCCATACTTCAAGACCGTCAGGGTGTGTCTCAGCTGGTCCGCCGATTCTATGCAACTGACCGTTTTCATACCACGCCTGATAACCCTTTTTATTTTCAACGGCGGGAGCGCCTATACGGTGTTTTAATCCGTTTTGATACCAGAACGAATACCCGTCCGAATCTATACGTGCCGGTCCGTCTGCTCTGTGATATTGCCCCGCTTCGTTTTTGTGCTCTTCAATAATACTAAAAACGGTTGTACTATCCGCCATATTATTTACCCCCATCTTTAAGCTTGATTCTGATTTAGATTCTTTTTTCGGTGCCTGAGTAACTGGTTTCAGATACGGGTTTTTACTATAATAAGCTGTATCGTTGTCACCATCAATGCACAACGGGCTGTCCAGAAGACAATACCTTGAATTTTTTTCAAGACCGGACTCCAGCATGTCGGCACACAGATCACAGGTAAGATCTATGGCCTCACGGGAAAAATAAGTGGCTGGGTAATCACCATAAGTCACCTTAAACAAGCCTGAATATTTTCCAGTGGGGAAATTATCACAATCCAAAACCCCCTTTTCACGAAGCCTGCAAAGCATTTTATTGCGGCCACCGCTTTTAATTTTGAACTTAATAGCGTAGGCAACGGCCCGAGACGGGTAGAAATCTTGTTCGTCTGGAGGAAAATAATATGGTTTCATAGTTTTTTCTCCAAAGATATTACATCAATGCCGACAGGTCCAACGGTTTTGCCGGTATTTCCTTCGGAGCATCCTTTATAAAATCGGAGAACAGAATACCTTTACAGCGTTTGTACACTTTAAGAAAATATTCAGGCCCAAGTACTTTTACTTTTGTCATCATCGATTTTAGAACGGAAGAGTAGCCGAAAATCCCTGACTCCTCAAACATCTTGGTCAGTACGTGATGGTTGTTGGCCAGTAAAAGCATTTTTTGTCCGTCAATTATTTTTATTTTTATTCCGCACCGTGCCAAAGCGGAATCGTACCCGCCTTCAAGCATCTCCTGCAGCTGCAGGTCGGTGTTGCAATCCCGTATTTTAAGAGTGAGGAGCTTTTCTATGAATGAGTCGAAGGATATTTCAGATTTATCAGATTTGTCCATATAAGCTTCGGTCAAGGACCTTGTGACCATGTCTATTACCACCCCGTCCCTGTCGATATTGAATTCGCTACGGGACAGCAGGGTGACAACATACGCCGCAGGAATAGCGTACAGGTTCGCGGCCGCCAGATTTATTTTGGTGTTTTTCTGGGAAATATAGGTCAGAATCTTGTCGACATTGAATTGTATGAGAGAAATATTATCTACTATAAAACGGTATATGCAGCGACATTTCTCCTGCGTAAAGCACCGCTGTATTTCTTTTTCCTTTGCGCTCCAAGTCGAATGATCGTCATCAGGCACGACCAAGGAGATGGACAGGGTACGGCGGGACAGAGTTTCCTTCTTGTCCGTACAATTACCAACGGATGCAAAAGTAAAACCGCACTGGAAGCTCCGTTTGATGGCCCGCTGCTGTTTCGTTCCTTTCGATATGCTGGCTCCACCTGTCGTCGCGGAGAGCGCAACATCATTAATACCGTCGATCGCGGACTGGTTGACGATCGAATTCGGTTCATGTTCGTCCAAAATACATGACACATTGCCATTAATAGATTGCATGGTTCCAGCGGTGGTGCTGCCACCGGTAAGATGAATGCCGCCACCCGCGAGGATTAGTTGCCTAGATATAGTTTTCAGTATCATTGTCTTTCCGCTGGCACTCGGACCTATCAGCTCGATTATCGGAACGATATTGCTGAGCGACGGACACATCTGGGCATAGGTTCCGCCGAGAAAGAGAAAAGCACTGTCCTGATTCACGAAGGACAGCTTACGACATATATTAAGCTGATCAACGACGATCGTAGAGTCGTACATAGTGTCCGACAAAGTTATTTTGGATTCCATGGGCATATAGTAGCCACTGAAGATGGAGTTTGCCTGCTCGTACCCGTATCGCGTGCTGTCGCAGTATACCGCATTGCCGAGATTTATAACATTACAGGCGGTGCCGTCGCGGGAATCCAGCCACAATCCAAGCTCATTGAAGTTCCTGTTGGCAAAACACCCCACCTCCTTACAGGATTTGAACAGCCATTGTGCGGCCGCCTCTACATCTATGCCCACGCATTTATTCCCTGCATATTTCGGAAAATCGTTCAGCCACGCGGTTTCGGAGGAATACAGGGACAGCAACCATTTATGGGTCACATCTTTGGCGGAAAAGAAGACGGGGAAATGTCCGTCAGCTGAATGAACCACAAAATCATTTTCGCGGGTGCAGCCGAGAAACTGTATATGGTTCTGTATACTGTCGGAAATATCTGGAACTGCCGTCGTAGAAGCAGCAGGAGCTGATGACGGTGTTGTCCCACCGCCAGACAGGAAAAGAGAAGTCTGATCCAACCCTTCTGCGGAAGGGGTTGGGGGTGGTGTCTGTGATGCTTGTAAGAACGGAGTAAAACTCTGTATGGTGTAGTGATCAACTAAGCTTCCAATATCACGACCGGTACAACTATTGTGGTAGCAGAAGAATTGCGGATAACCATCACCACGGTTCAGGTAGATGACCGAGTCGGCTGGCTTCTGGGATGATCCTGTGTGCCCCGACTGCCATGGACAGGTAATGAATATTTTTTCGGAATCTTCTGAAAGATAGATACCAACCGACCTGGACCACGCAGCCATGTCACACCTGGACAGGTGAGAATATTTATCCGTTATGATCATACTTTTTTCCTTTTTTTAATCCATTTAAGTGATGGAACGAAAACGCCCGACAGCTGATACAACATAGAAAGCTTCGTCAGCAGTTCGGTGGATAGATAAACCCCATCGAATCTGTGTCGGATGAAACGGCCCGACTCAGCTTCCTCTTTGGTCTGCTGAAAGTTTGGAAGATAGAAGAACCGTGATGAATCGAACGATGTCAGATCAAGACCGGACGACAGAGGTCCTAGAATATACAGGAATATCGAAATGCACTGCTTATAAGTATTATAGGACACAATATTATTCATAGGTATCAGGAGGCGGAATTTTCCAGCTCCCGAGAAAGTCGAATACATTATATAGTTCAGGCGGTGGGTATTCATGAAATCAATCAGCTTTTCCTGAAGACCGGAAACGAAAAGGCCGGTATTGTCGTAATCCAGAAAAAGACAGTTATGACCACGGCACAAAGATTTGCGCCGAACCGACCAGCAGTCGACATTGATAGGGTAATGCTGTGTAGCTTCGCGAAGCTTGTTTGATACGGCCAGGCTCGATTTTTCGTTCAGAGATTTGTAATACCTGATAAAATCCATTACGCAGACCCTCTCCAGACCGGATATGTTGAAACCCCAGGTATCCTTGCTAGTAGATGAGTAGCGCGTAAAATATAGTATAGTAGAAAGAACCTGCCGCCAGGTCAGCCCCTGCAGGCACTGGCATATGGCAACAGGTTCCGCACTGACCAGGGATCTGGTCAGGTTGAGCTGGAACGGATTTGACGCTTCAGCTGTTATG